TACAGATAGTTCTTCAGCTTCTTTTTTTACTTGAGATGCTACAGCTTTAGTGTTCCATATTGTGCCATCTTCTATAATTTGATTAAATTCTTTTTTATGTTTAGTTCCCAATAACTCAAATACATTGTGGCAAATAGTTCCTCTGCTTGATCCGTCATTGCCTGTATCTGGGAGTTTTAATTTATAATTGCACCAATATGTCCAGCTGCATGTTTGCGCGGTTTTAATTCTACTTGCGGAAAGTTTTGTTAATTCACTCATCTAATAATATTGATTGGTTTTTTAATAAGGATTTCGGCAAGTGTTTTTGTAATTTTGTAATTTTTTCTAAAATAAATTTTTGCTGTTCTTTTGGGTTTATTGATAATAGTTTTTTTTCCCACTTTTTAAAATCTTCTTTATTCATTTCTCCGAAATCTTTTGCAGTTGGAAGACATATAGATATATTCTCAGGGCTATAATAATTTAATAGCTTCAGATAATTTTTTATACTAGCTTCTAAACCCCTGTTTCTTTCTGAGGAAGCATCATTGTTTAACCCAAGAATAATTCTTGGATTGTTTATTGATAAAGTTGCGCAAATTAATTTACTTGATACATCAAGACCAAAAGTTACTAAAACATTATGATATCCAAATTCATTAAGTTTAAGTAGGTCCCCAATACTCTCAACAAATATTACATAGCCTTTGGATTCAATTTCTTGTTTGGTTTTGTCGTTTGTATATAGTGGGTATATCCATGATTTTTTACGACCTACATGCTTCCATTTCGGCCTGCCTTCTATAGTAGTCATATCTCTTCCTGAGAAACCGTGTATTTGTCCGTGTTCATTGTAAATCGGGAAAACAAATCTTTTATTAAGTTTTCCGTTTGTTGCGAATCCACCTTTTAGGTTTTTAAGATTTTCCGAACTGATACCTTTATCATTGTAAAATTTATAATGAGGTAACAATTTTTTAAGACATTCTTCTGGGTATATTTCTTCCATTTCTAATTTTTCTGAATTTTGTATTCTGTTGTATGTATCTCCAAGATTATCTTCATCAATAAATTTTTTAACTTCGCTTTTATCATTGGTTCCAAGAGTAATTTCCACTAATCTCTGAAAAGGAGAGAAGGATGAATTTTGTACGTGATCTTTCCATACTCCGGTATTTTTATAGATTTGTATAGCAGTTTTATTGTCGCCATTTCTGAAAATAGCATTAGTCTGCCAATACGAGCCTCTGTCGGATAATTTGTAACCCAACTCAAGTAGGGAGTCTTTTATTTTTTCTGGACTCATTAGATATTTGGGATTTCATCGGTCATGCCTTCGAGCAAGCCAACGCCTTCAGAGTCCATATGCTCAACCATATCTTGAAGATCTCCTCTTTCTTCAATATTAAAATTTTCCATATGCAAGTTGATGTAATTCTTTTTCTTGCTTCCGTCAGGCATTTCGATAGGCTGTAAAGCTCTATGCACATCTTGACCTAACCATCTGTATTTTAATGAAATGAATTTATGAGTGCCGAAACCTTCAGGTTCTGATTGGATTTCGTCCATGGTTTTTTGCCGAAGTAAAAACAAGTGAGAGCAGAACTGAGTGATTTGGTCAGATAGGGATACAATACTTTCATCATCTACCACATTTTCAGATCTTCTGTTATTTGTAATTCCTAACCTATTACTTTGAACACTAGTCAGCATTGAGATAGTTGGTCCATCAGAAAAGCATAATTCTTTATTTATTAACTGTTTAAATTTATCAACCATTCTGCCCACAACTTCCCAAGAGCTAGATCCATTTTGTCTTTCGTAAGTTGTTTTAATGTAGTCAAAGCTAAATATCATCTTATTACCTCGCCCAACTTCAGAAAAATAAAATCTTCTGATAATATTCAACATACTGTCTATGCTGTGACCTGCAACATTGTAATAGTAAAACTTTAAGTTTTTTATTTTAAGCCAAGTATTTCTAACTTTATCTACAATTTCTTGCCCAGCCTGCCTCCATCTTCCGGTTTCAAGTAAATGCATTGGTACTCCAGATAGAGCGGAGCATTGGCGAACAATCAATTCTTCTTTGCTCATTTCCCCGTTATCAAAATGAAGTATTGGCACATTATTGTTTAAGCTTGAAACTTTTGTGCAGAAATCCATACAAAATTGAGTCTTACCTACTCCAGCTCTTGCAACAACTACTGTTATATTTCCTGGTCGTAAAAGCGAGCCATAAAGCTGATTAACTCTTTCGTGAGGCCCCATTAAGCCAAATTGATCAATTGGATTATTACCTCTTTCTTCAATAAAATTTTCCATATCATCAAAAAGATTTTCAGGTTTATTCGATCCAATTTCATAGAGATTGACTTTACCGTTGTGTATTTTATCTGCCTGAGACACAATCTCATCAAAAGATGCGCTTGATGCAATTGTTTTCATGTTTTTTGCGACCTCTAGAGATGCATCGTGAATCTCTCTCCTAACAGTCATTTTCTTTAATTCTTGAGCAGTTTTAACTACGCCATCTTTTGATATCTGTCTTAATGATAAAGCCTTAATGTAGTCCGCGATATTAATATTGTCTTCGAATGATATATTTAAAGACTGAACTCTCTGAGCTAATAGCACTTCATCTAAAGAGTCTCCTTGTTCTAGGGCTTGCCGCAAGATAGAGAAAATTGTTTTATTAACTATCGAATGTTTGTCGTAAAAATCGCCTTGATCTATAAATGCTGCGATTAGTGGATATGTTTCTGGGTACTTTATCAGCCCAGATAATAAGTGTTGTTCTATTTCGTATGAGTATACCATGTTCTAATGGTATCACTAATACGTTTTGAAGTCAAGAATTTTCTTCGTCAGTTGGAAAATCAATACTCAAATCTTGGCAGCTCATTTGCTCTAAGTATTGTTCAAGAGCTTTCCTTAGTCCCATTTCTACGATAGGAGACTGGGTCTTGGTTATTATTGATGGAGAACCTTCTTGGTTGACATATGCCAAGACAAAGCCGCTATCTCCATCTGTAAATCCACTAAATTCAAACAATTGACGTAATATATTATCTGGTAAATTAAATTGACCTAAATTTTCTGGATCAAGATTTTCGTCATTCATATATATTATAATACACTATTTATAGAATGACTCCATGTTTCTTGAAAAAAACTTTATTTAATTCTTCTGTAGAGTATATTTCTATCAATTGAATGTCATTGATTTCGCAGAATTTTAATTTATCTCTATCTCTGGAAAGTTGATTAATATAGTTAATTCTATTGCCTCCATGAAAGAAGGGTACATATCTTGTATGTTGTGCGCCTTGAACTTCTATTGCTATTTTTTTATTAGCATTATAAAAATCTAAAGATAGTTTTGTGCCTGCAACAGGAAATTCTTCGAAAACGATATGATGTCCCCAAAAGTCTTGAAGGAATTGTTTGGTTTCAAACTGAATATTACTTTTGCTTTTGGCTTGCCAGTCTATCAAATAGTTTTTCGATTTCTTTACGCTTCGGATTGCACCGTTTAATGTCTTAAAGCGCATTTGTTAATTTTTGAAAATCTTCGTAGAGGAAATTGCAGAGGGTTTCGTTTTCTTCTAGATATTCAATCAGTTTAGGTTCTCCTTGTATTTTTTCAATCATTTCTACATCTTTTTCCTTAAGTTCATTGATAAAATCTTCTGACACAGTAATCCAAGCGCCTTTCTTTTCTATAAGATTAAAAAGATATAACATATCCAATATCTCTCTGGCTCTCCATACTGAGTTGCCATTTTTCTGACCATATTTAATTGGGTATTTTACCCCAGAACCTGTTTTTTCATTGACACTTTTTCTGAATTTTATTTTACAATAATGTCCTGCAGGACTGCCTTTATCTTCAAGCTTAGCTGCTGAAGGGTTTGGAAAAATAATATCTGAATTATACCTTTCTTCAAACTCTAATATAAAGTTGGCGTAGTGCTTGATTGCGTTTCCACCTGCTTGCTTAACCTTTGGTCCGCCTCTAGATGCATATGGATTTGTAGCTACTTCTACGCGGACTTGACTGGTTAAAATCATTGTGTGCCCCATTTTTGTAATAGGTAGAACCATTTTCTTTAAAAACACAGAAGTGATTAAAGCTCCTCCTGCTACCTGCTCTGATTCTGCAAATGGTTTATCTATGTCGCCTATTCTGCATAATGCATCTACGCTATCAACGATAAACATATACCTTTTATCTTCTTCATTATGAAAGACTAACTCTCTTATCAATTCGAAAACTTTTTCAAAAATATTACAATCAAATACAAAAAATTTTTCTGGGTCAGTGTCAATCCCAGATCTCTCTATCATCTCTGGACTAAATCTGCCTTCACTTTTTATGTAGATAATCATTCCTTTATCTTTAAAATGCTTCTGAAAGTTTCGAGCAAAAGCCATCGCGCAACTAGTTTTTCCACCCTCATTAATGCCTGTAAATCGATGCGCTCCGCTAGGGAGTCCTCCTCCTAATGCTATATCAAGATTTAAGCTTCCGCTGGAAATTTTGTAATCTTCAGATTCGTGAAAGTTATAGTGGTACTTTTTATTGTCTTTATCTGAAAGAAAGCTTGCGATTTGATCTGTTGTACTGATTTGTTTTTCTTTTGTTTTACTCATCTATAAATTGTCTAATTGATTTTGGTTTTTTCGATAAAATTTTATCTTCTCCAGTTTTTTCGCCAAGAATAATATCTTGCCTTGGGGGTATGACATAATTGAATTCATTGTACTTTTTGCGCAGCAGAGTTATTCCATTGGCTGCTTTAAGTATCGCTAATGAAGGTACTTTTTGTATTTGAACTTTTTGCCAGAAATCTTGATTTGGAAATATTTCCATCAAAGAGTTAAGTAATTTCATTTCTCTAGCCCAAAACATCCTCTTTTGAGTCGAGGGCTCTTGAACTAATCTCTTGATTACATTTCTCTTGTTAAACTTTGGCACTATACAACAGTACCATGTAAGTTAAGTGAAGTCAAGCTTATTTTTGAAAGCTGTATTCTGGTTTAACCTTTTTTAATTCTCTGTTGCTTGTTCTAATATCTATTCTAGACGATATAGCTTTTTCGAAAGAAGCTGAAAATGAATCGGGCTGTATGTTGATAGCCTCAATTTCTTTTGCGATTCCTTGCATGGTTTTAATTTGATCGTCAGAGAAAGGTTCGAATTTTGAAAATTGATGGTATCCTCCTATAGAGCTTTTTATTCTAAGCATAAACCTGCCGCCGCCTATATCATTCATGAAAATTATTGAGCCAGAGTTTTTCTTTAAAGATTCTTCGAGTAATTTATTTTTCTGATTTTTTAACTCATTAACTTGGTTTTCTAAAGTTTTATTTTGAGATTTATTTATTTTAAGCATTTGATTTTCTTGAGATAAATTTTGCATTTCTTCTTTTAGTTCTTCGAAATTATTTTCTATAGAATTGCATTCTATTTTTATTGATTGTATTTCTTTTTTATTTTCTTCGTGTTTACCTAAGACAGATTTAATTTCTCTTGCGCTTTTTTGAACTTCTTCGGCGTTTTTAAATAATTGTTTTTTATCTTCTTTTAATTGAATGATTTGCGTTTCTAAATTTTGTTTTTCTTCGCTGAGTGTTTCAATGTCTTTAGATATACCCGCAGTTTCTTCTTGATTGATAATCGATTTTTCAACTTCAAGTTTTAACTTCCTTGCGGATTCTTTATTTTTAGAAATTTCTTGTTTATATTTTTCAATTTGATTTTCGTGAAGTTCTACGATTTTTTGCTCTTCTTCTAAATCTTTTTTTCTTTCATTCAATTCAAATTCTTTATCCTCTAAATTCTTATGTTTTAGTTCAATTTCATTGATTTTTTCAAGATATAATGACTCATCCATTGCCATTTTGGGAAATTTCTTAGAAAGAGATATGTGAGCCGCAAGAACTAATAGAACTGCTAGTGGGTCAAATACAAAAATCAATATAACTATAACTATTCTTACAGCTTTGCCGATATCAAAATCAAGTCCAGTAAAGTCTGCGATTAATTCTGCTACATATTTAATAGGCCCGACTTCAGCCTCTAGCTGTCTTGATCCATCATCAAGATCAAATTTTTGCTTTTCTAGTTCATCAATTTTATCAAGAGCATTAGATATATTAGCGTTCAACTCTTCAATCTTATTTTCAACATTTTCAGGTTTTTCAAAACCTATGCTCTGATAATCTTGTATTCTTTTTCTTATATCAGATATTAATGCGGACGTTTCGTTTCGGTATTTAGAAATGCGAGCTTCAATATCGGATTTTTTCGAAGCAAGTTCCTCTCTTTCTTGAGCTTGTTCGTTTGTGATTTTTTCTAGCTCTTTTGTTTTATTTGAGAATAATCCTCCGGATTTATTTTTTACTACATTTAATTGTTCATTTAATTCATTAATTCTTAATTGTATAGGTTCAAGCATTTTACTATCTAATGCAATATCTTTTTCTAATTGAGAGCTTAACTGATTTATTTTATCTTGTTCTAATTTAATGTTTTCAGAACTCTGATCGCTTCTGTTTTTATTTTTATTCTCATTTTGTGAGATTAATTCTTTTTGCCTTTTAATATAATCGTTTTCTCGAGCTATTTTAGATTCAACTTGAGTAACTAAAGCATTCGCTTTTTCAGCGTGTTGTTCGTGCTCGATATGAGATTTAGATAAAAAGCCAAAAATACCCATACTTGTAATTCCCATAAGAACTATGATTGCTCCAAATAAATATATTTTTAATGTGATTGGCGCAGTTTTCCAGTTTTTATGCAACCATATAGCAGCAATTATTTTACCGACTTCTAGCACGGCGCCCATTGCTATAACTGCCTCTATAGAGCCTGGGAAGATTGTAGCTAAACCAATTATACTAAAATAGGCCGCTATCAGTGAAATACTTAAAGCTGAAATTAATGTTGTTATTGCAAAAATCATGATATTTTGTAGTTTGAGTTTGGAGGTTGTTTTTTATTGGTATCATCTATAGTTGAGATATCTTCGCGATTTGAGTTTGCGTAGAAACCGCCATTGTCGTTGCCATAATAACCTTCTTGACCCTTTTTAGCTAGCGGGTCAACTTTTTGTTGTGAAGGGTAGTCAAATTGATCAAAAGATATCTCTCGATTATCATTTGGGTATCTAAAATTTGGATCGTCTGATAAACTCATGCCTTTTAATTACACTAATCACTTTTAATCTGAACAGTAATTTTCTGGCCATTGTCTAATTCTATAATCGCAAACTTTGCTCCATCATCTGGTCCACCCATTTCTTCATACTCCTGTATAATAGTTCCCCATATTTTTCCATATGGAGTTAAAACTATGCATCGATTTTCTTTTTTACTCATGTTGATATATACACTTTTAGCTAAATCTACAAAAGTTAAAAGTTAACTTTGGACTTTTATTAGACTTTACTTTAACTTTTGTGTATCATAAGTGATGAGCAAGAGAAAATATGAAAAAAAGTCTGATTATTGGAATAAATTTAAAAAAGAAGACTTAAATGATCTAACTGAATCTTTCAGTAAAGACATTAACACTCCTGCTTCTGCAGGAGAACCATATTATATCGAATCTTCTGCTGCATACATCAGGTCTCAATCTCGATCAGACGACAATGCTTCTCGCAGAAACTCTATACATAAATCTGATAAAAAGTTTAGATTTGCAAATATAGCGGATGGACTTTTACCTTACAATTATTCCAAAGATGGAGTTAGTATTCGTAATGCTATAGAATTGTGTCAAAAAGCTTATGCAAATGTAGCTGTGTTTAGAAACGCTATTGATATAATGTCTGAATTTGCAAACACAAAAATATATTTAGAAGGTGGAAATCAAAAATCTAGGGAATTTATATATAAGTGGTTTGAAAAAATAAACTTATGGTCTCTAAGTGATCAATATTTTAGAGAATATTATAGAAGTGGAAATATTTTCTTATATAGAGTAGATGGACAGTTTTCTAGAGAAGACTTTGATAAGCTTAGTAAAGTCTACGGCTCAACAATTTCTCTTCAACCCGGCAAGATACCTGTTAAATATATCATGCTTAACCCTTTTGATGTTGTAGCTCATCGAGGATCTTCTTTTGAATCAGCTCTTTATGAAAAAATATTATCTGAGTATGACATAGAAAGACTAAGAAATCCTAAAACAGATTATGACCTAGAAATATTTGAATCCTTGGATCAAGAAGTTCGTGATCAAATTAAAAATGGCGGTTACAATTCAGACGGTATAAAAATAAAACTTAATCCTGATAAGTTAATTTACTCTTTTTACAAAAAACAAGACTACGAACCTTTCGCTATCCCTTTTGGGTATTCCGTACTTGATGATATAAATTTTAAACTTGAACTTAAAAAAATAGATCAAGCAATCTGCAGAACTATAGAAAATGTTATTTTATTAATAACTATGGGGGCAGAGCCAGACAAGGGAGGTATTAATCCAAGAAATATGGAGGCAATGCAGAACCTTTTTAAAAACGAAAGCGTTGGAAGGGTTTTGGTTAGCGATTTTACAACAAAAGCTCAATTTGTTATTCCTGACATTAGTAAAGTTGTAGGTCCGTCTAAATATGAAGTGATTAACAACGACATTAAAGAGGGTCTACAAAATGTTATTGTCGGAGATGAAAGATATAGTAATACTCAAGTTAAAACCACTATATTCCTTGAAAGATTGAAGGAATCTAGAAACGCTTTCTTAAATCAATTCTTGCAACCACAAATCAAAATGATTTGCCAAAATCTTGGTTTTAGAAAATATCCAACCGCCAAATTTGAAGAAGCAGATATCAAAGATGAGGTTCAATTACAGAGAGTTGCAACTAGGCTTATGGAACTTGGTATAATCACTCCTGAACAAGGAATGGATGTACTAGATAAGGGAGTATATCCCAAGCCCGATGAATTAGAGCCTGCTCAGAGAGAGTATATAGATAAGAGAAAGCAGGGTATGTATAACCCAATCGTCGGAGGTGTTCCAATGATAGAGGATGATCCTGGTCTGCAAAATACACAACCAACTAAAGAGGTAGGTAGACCCGTTGGAACTTCTGACATACCTCAAGAATCTCAATCGGAAGATTTATATAGCAGAAAAAATTTACAAGAAGCAATTTATGAAAGCGAGAAGTTTAGGAATGAAGCTTATACTTTCATGAGAAAAAACACTTCTAAAAGTAAGCTTAATAAAACACAAAAAAATATGATTGATGAGTTGTGTCAATCTATTATGATTGCATCCGATAAAAATTTATGGATTAAAAAATTAGAAGAATGTATCGATGATTCCAATAACATTGAAAATTTGGGATGCTTGGAAGGAGTTCAAGAAATAGCGGCAAAACACGATTTAGATTTATATTCTGCTGCATTACTTTATCATAGCAGTAAGGGGGAGTAAGAAATGGGAGCTTTCGAAACTTTCGTAAACGCTAACCTGGGTATAAGAAAGCCGCTGATTCTAGATAGCGGTCCACCTTCATTGAGTCAAAAGGCTGCAGGTATTGTTGGTTCAGAATATATTGATCTTGATGATAATGCAATATACGAAAAAACTGGTGAAAATAATAGCGCGGACTGGAAGTTTATAAGAAAATTAGGCAGTTCCAATGAAAGTTTAATTGATGTATCTGGAAATTTTTCTCAAGAATTATCTGAAATTAGTCAAGACCTGATTGAGGTATCTGGGGTTCTTAGGCAAGAAATTTCATCTATTTCTGATAATGTTATTGCTTCAAAAGTAGATCTGCCAACTGGTATTGATTATATATCTTTACAGTATACCGATATTCATAATTCTTTAAGCTTTAGCGATGTACCTCATGTTTTTGTTAATATGACCTCTAATTCGGGATCCCCAGCTTTCTATGCGTACTCTACATACGAAGTTAGTCAAAGCGGATTTAAGGTTGCCTTTTCGGATGACATAAGAAGGGAACATCAGGCTCTTGAAATTTTAATTGTAGAATAGATTTTTATTTTATTTATTGAAATAAATATATATTATATTCTTCATAGATCGTGTAAATAACGACATGAATATTGTTTTAACTGCAAGTTTTGATAAAGGAATTTTTTGTAATGGTTTACAGCAGAATATCGTTTTCTTAGCTGAAATGCTTCAGGATATGGGGTATGATCCTGTTATATGTATAAACCATGAAAAATCTAAATGTATTGACGCGCCAAATAATTTATTGATTATAGATGAAAATGATCTTGTGAATTTGGAAAATGTAGATTATTTATTGCAAACAGGTTGGGTAGTAGGTAATAAAGTTATTGATCACTTAAAAATCAAGAATAAGGGTATGCAAAATGTGCATGTTCATTATGGGAATAGAATGCTTGCGGATGTTGAGCAAGCAAGTTGGGACACTATATCTGTTGGTAACTATAGTATAGATCAAGTTTGGATTTCTCCTCATTATGAGATTTCGCTGAATTACTTTAAAACGTTTTATCATACAGAAAAGGTATTTGTCTTGCCTTATATCTGGAGCCCTAAATATATACAAGTTCATGAAATGATCTGGAATAAAGCAGGATTTTCTTGCGAATATAATCCTCGAGATCCCAAGAATATAGCTATCGTTGAGCCGAATTTAAATATGACCAAAAGCTGCGTTCCTGCTATTATGCTTGTTGAAGAATATTACAATAGTTATCCACAAGTATTTGATAAAATGACAGTTTATTGTTCTAGTAATCTTAGCGGCAAAAAATACTTTAGATCATTAATGTGGGGCTTGAATTTAATTAAAGATCAAAAAGTTTCTTTTGATGGTAGGCAAAAAATTAGCAAGATATTTTCTCAAGAATCAAATGTTGTAGTATCTCATCAACTTTTAAATGCATTGAATTATACATATCTAGAGGCTTTATATTTTAATATTCCGTTGGTTCATAATTCAGAATATATCAAAGAAGCAGGTTATTACTACCCAGATTACGATACTAAAACTGGCGCAAAAGCTTTAAATGATGCTTTATCTTTTCATGACTCCAATCTTGAAAACTACCAAAAAATTGCAAAAAGAATTATAGATAGGTATTCTCCTAATAACGAACAAGTTAGAAAAAAGTACAAAGACTTATTTGAGTGAAAATAGGAATTACTATAGATTTATCTTTAGCTTTTTGGGCTAATGGAGTTCAGCAAAATATAGTATTTCTGAGCCATTTATTTTCTTCAGTACCTGATAATGAGTGTTGCTATATCAGCGAATCAAGACTGTCAGATTCGATAGAAAGCGAAACTGAATATGTTAGTCCAGAGCAAATCAAGGAATCAAATATTAAGTTTGACGTAATTATTGTCGCGGGTTTGGGTTTAGATGATGAAATTTATGATCATTTGGTTAAGATTAATCCTGATATTAAAATTGTATTGATACACTGCTTTAATAAGCTTATGGACGATATAGCCTTTAATGTTGCATACCCAGATACAAATCAATCTCCCGCTCAGACACCTAAGCATTTATCTGAAATATGGGTTCTACCTCATCATGAATTTTCGATTGAATATATAAAATCATACTATAATTTTGATAAAATTAAACAAGCACCTTATTTGTGGAGTCCGTTTTTTGTTAATCAGAAATTACATGAAATGAAGCAAAAAGGTGTTAGCCCATTATTTAAAAAAGGTTGGGAAAATAAGGTATGCATTTTTGAGCCTAATTTCTCTCATATAAAGAATTGCCTAGTTCCTTTAATGATCTGTGAAAAATTTCAAAATACTTTTGGCGACGATCTTTTTTCTTTGAATGTTTTTTGTTGTGAAAAATTAAGGAACAATAACTTTTTTAAAAAATTCGTGGCTCGTTTAAATATAATCAATAAAAGAGAAAACTTTTGTTTTTTTAATAATAGATGGTCTACTCTTGCTGGATTAGCTAGATGGGGAAGCACAGTGGTGAGCCATCAAATGTATAACTCCTTGAATTATGCTCATTTAGAAACATTGTATTTAGGTCTTCCACTGATACATAATTCAGAACCATTAATGGATCTTGGGTATTATTATCCAGATTTTGATATAGATATGGGCGCGAAGCAATTGAAGAGCGCTATTATAAATCATGATTCATGTATAGATAGTTATACTAAAGATGCAAAAGATTTTATAAAAAAATTCGACCCAAATTTAGGCTCTAATATTAAAGAATATATGGATTTATTAAAATAATGAAGTTGAAAAATATAGACGGATGTTTTTTTATTAATCTTGATAAAAGAGTTGACAGGCTTCAACATATAAATAATACCTTACCTTTTGATTCCGAGAGAGTATCTGCCGTAAACGCTTCTACATTGCAGTTAACTGATGAGATTAAAAAATTATTTCCTGATAATTATTATAAATTTGCTAAAGCAGAAATTAGTTGTACCTTGAGTCATTATTACTTGTGGAAAAAATTAATTGATGATGAATCCGCGCAAAACTATTTAATACTAGAAGATGACGTTTGTTTTAAGAATGAGTTCGTGAAATTCTGGAATGGAAGGTATGCGGATAATATTCCTGCTGATTTTGATCTTATATATCTTGGCGGTTGTCAGCCATATAATAAACCTCATTATAAAAATGTTACCGAATCATATAATTTATATTTTAATAGAATTAAAAATAATGACTATTTTTCAGAGAATAATCATTTTTGGCATATGACAACATGTTCTTATATTATCAGTAAAGATGCCGCGAAAAAAGCTTGCGAATGGATTGGTGAGCATGGATTTAATTCGGTAATAGATCATTTTATGATTAATTTTTTTAATCACAGTCCCTACTATGGTAATCCTGATAATTTTTATCATATCAATCCTTTGATGGCAAATCAAATTCATGAAGAGAATGACAATACAGAATTAGATCAAAATTCAGATATAAGATACGCGCCCGAGAAATTTAAAAAAGAAGA